AATCTTTCCGGATCTACTTTAAAAATATCGGAACAAATAACTGGAGAAACGACAGATAGTAGTGGTGTTCTAACATTTGATTTATCTTCCATTAGTGGAATTACTAGCGCATTTTTTGATCCATTTGATGAGGAACGTTACTCTGTTCATTATACGGGTGGTGGTATTGGAACTGTAACGTCAGACGCATTTTCAATTAGTGGAAATGTAGTAACTATTAATGGATTGACTGCATCAGAATCCAGTATTGTTGTCAATTCTTCTTTGACTAAAAATGGCATTCAAAGCAAAATAAAGGATTATACAAGAAGTGCTACATTGGATGTAGTTTATTCTAAGTATCAGCAGTCTGGTGTTGGCGTTAATACCTCAATTAATGATGGTCTTACATACAATACAAACTATGGATTGAGAGTTCAGGATGAAGAGATTTCATTAAATTGGCCTGATGTAGTAAAAGTTCTTGCTGTTTTTGAATCTTTAGATGAAAATGCTCCAACCTTAGATCAAATTCAGTTTTTTGACACTGCGGTCGTAAGTAATGCTATTATTGGAGAAAATATTGTAAGTTCATCAAGTAATGCAATAGCAAGAGTTGTTGCTAAACCTTCATCCTTAGTTTTGTCAGTCGTTTATTTAAATCAAGATAGATTTATTGCTGGAGAAACTGTAACACTTGAGGAATCTAATAGTACTGCACCAATCCAATCTTTGACAAGAGGATCTTATAAGAATATAACTTCATCATTTGTTTTGGATAAGGGGCAAAAGGATCAATATTATGATTATTCAAAACTTATTAGAAGCACTAATACTCCAGTTCCATCCAGAAAATTAAAAGTAGTTTTTGACCATTATACCATTCCTGCTTCAGATAATGGAGATGTATATACTGTTTTAAGTTATGGTAATGATAGGTTTGCTGAAGATATTCCAGCGATTGGACCAAGAAAAATAAGAGCGTCTGATACACTTGATTTTAGACCAAGAGTATCTCAATTTACCGCTACAAATAAATCTCCATTTGATTTTGATTCAAGAACATTTGGAACATTACCAAAACTTATATTAAAACCAAAAGAAAGTTCTTTGATTGGTTATAATTATTACTTACCAAGAATTGATAAAATTTACTTAGATGTTTTTGGCAACTTTATTGTACAGAAAGGAATTTCGGGAATAAATCCAAAAGTACCATCAAATAATAATCCGGATGGTTTGATGGATTTGGGAACTATTTCTCTTCCAGCATATCTTTATGATCCAAATGATGCTGAAATCTCTTTGGTAGATAATAGAAGATATACTATGAGAGATATTGGAAAACTCGAAGATAGAATTGAAAATCTTGAGCGAGTAACATCTCTTTCACTCTTGGAAGTTAATACTCAAACATTACAAGTTCAAGATGCATCTGGAAATAACAGATTTAAGACAGGTTTCTTCGTAGATGACTTTAAGAATAATTCTTTGATTAATTTAGATGTATCCTCAATCGAGGTAAACACCGATACTCAGGAATTAACAACTATTGTTAGTGATAATTCTCTTAAGGGACAAATCGCACCTTCTACTGATATTTCCGATGAGACTTTAGATGTCTCTACTAATTTCAATCTTCTTGACTCAAATGTTCAGAAGACTGGTAGTGCTATTACTCTAAAATATAATAGTATTGGGTGGATTGAACAACCATTAGCAACAAAGGTAGAGAATGTAAACCCATTCCATGTTGTTTCTTATAATGGTTTTGTTAAATTATCTCCTTCCAGCGATAGTTGGGTCAGAACAATTAGACTTGCAGATTCTAATTCTTCAGTTACAAGAAATGTTCCAGATCCAAATCGTAGAGGAACAACTGGCACTTCTGTTACTTCGAGAGATGTTATTATTTCTTCTGGAAATGAACAGTACATGCGTTCCAGAAATACACAGTTCTCGGCAAATAATTTAAAACCACTTACAAGGTTCTATCAGTTCTTTGATGGAAATGGTAGTGTAGATTTTATTCCAAAATTACTTGAAGTTGCTAATGATTCTACTTTGGCAAACTATGGATCTATTGGAGTATTTGAGGTAGGAGAAACTGTAATTGGATATAATGATGGAGAATCTGTAATTACTTTTAGATTGGCTTCTGGTAATCATAAAGAAGGATCATTCAATTCTCCATCAAAAACATTTAATATAAATCCATATGCAAAATCAGAAAATCTTTCATCTACATATAGTCAATCAAGCAAAGTTTTGAATGTTGATACTTTTGCACTTTCCGAAGAAGCGCAAGGTAAATATTTTGGATATGTTAAAGTCGGAACAAAACTTGTAGGTCAAACAAGTGGTGCAGTAGCATATGTAAAGGATCTTCGTCTTATTAGTGATAATTATGGCGATCTTTTAGGTTCTTTCTTCTTAAGAAATCCACTTGCAATTCCATCTCCTGCCGTTAGAATTACAACAGGAACAAAAACTTATAAATTAACCAATAGTTCTACCAATTCTGCTCCACTTCCTGGTAGCAAGTTGCAATCAACTGCAGAAACATCTTATAGGTCGGAAGGTAGATTTGAGGTTCGTCAGCGTCAAACAACAAGAGTAACTGCTAATTTCTATGATCCATTAGCACAATCTTTCAGTGTTGGTGGAACTATTGATGCTCCAGATCTTAACGGTCAAAATAATGATGCTAATGGTGCATTCTTAACCGCCGTTGATCTCTTCTTTGCCAACAAACCTTCAGGAAACGATCCAGTAAGAATTGAAGTCAGGACAGTTGAACTTGGAACACCAACCAGAACAATTATTGGAAATCCAGTTACACTAACACCTTCTGAAGTTAATGTATCAACAAATGGGGGGACTGCAACAAGAGTTACTTTTGATTATCCGATTTTCTTAGCACCTGGTCAAGAATATGCGATCGTTGCCGTAGCAGAAACAACGGATGAATATGAATTGTGGATAGCAGAAATGGGTGAGAGAACCGTAAATACCCAGTCTCTTCCAAACGCTGAGGCAGTCATATATTCCAAGCAGTTTGCTCTCGGAAGTCTATTTAAATCTCAAAATGGATCTATTTGGACTGCTAATCAGTATCAAGACTTGAAGTTCAAACTTTATAAGGCAAACTTCACGTCAACAACTGGTACTGCATTCTTCTACAATCCAACTCTAGATGAAAGCAATGGATATGTTCAAACACTGAATAATAATCCAATTACAACTTTACCAAAAACAACAACTCTTGGAATTTCAACCATTTCTGCTGGAGATGGTAATATTGGTATTTTGACAGTTGGGAGAAAAATTGCAGGATCTAATGGGTTTGGATATGGTTATGTTGTTGGGCAAGGAAGTTCCGTTTCTAACGTTAGCATTACTGATGGTGGAGAAAATTATGTGACAGCAACTGATTTAGAAACTACAACTCTTGTTGGAAATGGATCTGGACTTAAATTGAGTATCACAGCAACTAATGGTGTTATTACTGGAATTGCTGGAACAACCGCTACTGGAAATGGTTATCGGGTTGGAGATGTTGTTGGAATTGTTACAACCCTTGGAAGGGATGCAAGAATCTCAATTGATTCTATTACTGGATTAGACACCTTATATCTCTCAAATGTTCAAGGTGAAAAGGGAGCAACGAAGACATTTAAGGTTGGTGCAGCGGTTAGTTACTACAATGATTCTGGAACTATCGTATCTCTCGCAAGCACAACAATCACTGACAGAACATCGGAAGGAAGTGGACTTAATTCTGGAAATTACCTGAGAGTAAATCATTTTGATCATGGAATGTATTCTTCAACAAACAAAGTGATTGTCTCTGGGGTTGAACCAAATGTACCAGCAACTACACTGTCTTCGGATTTGGCAATAGATCAGACAGCAACTATTAGTGTTGCAAGCACTTCTAATTTTACAACTTTTGAGGGTCAAACGGTATCTGGTTCTTATCTTGGATATGTAAAAATCGGTGATGAAATTATTTCTTATAATGCCGTTGGTAGTGGAACGCTTACAATAGCATCAAGATCTGTTGAGGGAATCGTACAACCACATGCCTCTGGGTCTTTAGTTTCTAAGTATGAATTAAATGGCGTATCTCTTAGAAGAATTAATGGAATTACACATGATGTAAGTTCATTAGGTAACGATATTGACCAATACCACATTTCTGTCGATATGTCAACTAATGGATCTGATAGATCTAATGATGGTGATACCTCTGGAGCACCACAATTATCATTCAATTCTGAAGCGTCTCTTGGGGGAGAAAATTGTAAAGCAACAGAAAATATTCAATTTAATGAAATTGTTCCAAATTATGATATTCTTACACCAGGATCTACAACATCGGTAACTGCTTCGGTAAGAACAACAACTGGAAGAAGTGTAAATGGAAGTGAAACTCCTTTCGTTGACAATGGATTTGAAAGTGTAGAAATCAATGAGGTTAACAGACTCAATTCGGTAAGACTTGTAGCTTCTAATATCAATGAAACAACAAAACTTACAACTTTACCAAGAAACAAATCATTCACAACTGGTATTACTCTAAATTCTTCAGATTCCAATCTTTCTCCAATAATTTATACCGATACCGCATTTACGGAATTTAGATTAAATAGATTAAATAATCCAATTTCTGATTATACGGCAGATAATAGAGTTAATTCACTATTATTTGATCCACATGCTGCAGTTTATGTATCAAATACCGTAAATCTTGCTCAACCAGCAACTTCACTAAAGGTAATACTTGCCGCATACAGACATGAATCTGCAGATTTTAGAGTTCTCTATAATTTAATCAGAGCAGATTCTAGCGAAGTTACTCAGGAGTTTGAATTGTTCCCAGGATATGATAACTTAACTATTGGTGCCGACGGAACAATTACTCCAGTCGATTCCTCTAAGAATAGTGGGAGACCTGATACATTTGTTCCAGCAAGTTTAGAAGATCAGTATCTTGAATATGAATTTACTGCAGATAATTTGGATCTCTTTACCGGATACACCATTAAAATTGTAATGTCCGGAACAGATCAATCTCATGCTCCAAGAATTAAAGATCTTAGAACAATAGCATTGAGATGATAAGAGTTGAGGGATATAAAAATCTTTATAGAGATGAAAAAAGTGGTGCCATAGTCAATTGTGACACCACTTCATACAATCAGTATGTAAATTCTTTGAGTTATAAAGAGTTACAAAAACAAGAATTGGATAAAATGAGAGAAGATATTGATGAAATAAAATCTCTACTTAAGGACTTACTAAATAAGAAATAATTTATTAGGCATTCTGCAAATATAAATATCTAAAGGAATACTTTTTAGTTCTAATAATGGCAGTTTATGTATCCAATATTGTAATTGAACAAGGATTCGATTTCGATACTTCCTTTCAATTGGAGGATACTAGATCAAATTCACCTTTAGACCTAACAGATGTGTCAACTGAAGGTCAATTGAGAAAACATTATGGAGCATCTACATCAGTATCTTTTGCAACTACAGTAACGAGTACCGATCAAGGAATTATATCTATCTCACTAACTGCTGCTCAAACAGTTCAGTTAAAAGAAGGAAGATATGTTTTTGATGTGAAACTGACAAATGCTGGTAAAGAGTATAAAGCTGTGGAAGGAGCAGCACTAGTAAGAGCAGGGGTAACTAGGTAATGCCTAACATAAACGACAGAATTGGGTCGCAGAATGTAATTCGTGTATTATCTAATGCTTCTGCACCGCCAACAAGAATAGTCAATCTAACAGACGTAGATGCTACTCTAAAAACTAGAGATGGAATGATTCTTGTATGGAATCTTTCCGATGAAACATTCTACATGACGGATACGATTGATTCGTCATCTTTGATTGCGACTGGTATTGTAACATTCTCCAATACAACCAATTCAACATCAACAACTACTGGTGCAGTAATTGTTAGTGGTGGTGTTGGAATTGCTAAAAATTTAAATGTTGGTGGCGATGCCAAAATAGTCGGAGTCGTAACATTTGGAACGGGTTCTGTAGTTGTTGATGGAACAAACGACGTAATAACCGTTGGGTCTGGAGTAACTATAAGTTCTACGGATGGAATTACAACACCATCTATTAGAATTTTGGGACCATTAACAGCAGAGTCTTTAAATATAAGTGGTGTTTCAACTCTTGCCTCTGCTGGTGGAATTACGACTACAGGTGGAGATTTATATGTTGGTAGTGATTTATTTGTAAAAGATAATTTAAAAGTTAGCGGAACTTCAGAATTTATAGGTGTTGCTACTTTTAGAGGAGGAACAATTAATCTTGGTGATGCCACTAGTGATGATATTAATGTCGGTGGAGAATTTATATCTGATCTTAATCCAAATGATGATGATACATATGATCTTGGTATTGTTGGGAAGCGATGGAGAAATGCAAGATTTTCTGGTCTTGTAACAACAACAGACTTGTATGCTGCTGGAATATCAACATTTATTGGAAATGTTAATATTGATGGTGGAGTTGATGTTGATGGAGACCTAGAGATAGATGATCTCAATGTTTCTGGTCTCTCTACATTTGCTGGTGCTGCAGATTTCAATGGAGATATTGATGTTGATGGTCATACAGAATTAGATAATCTCAATGTTTCTGGCATTGCAACATTTGCACAAAGTGTTGAGATTACTGGCGACTTAACTGTCAATGGAACCCAGACCGTCTTAAACACAAACATACTTGAGGTTGAGGACATTAATATTGGTATTGCTTCTGCAACACCAAAATTAAGTGACGCTGCGTTAGATGGCGCGGGCATAACTATTCATGGTCTTGCTGGAGATAAAACTCTTACTTGGGATAATTCAAACTCTCGTTTAGCATTTAACACTGACATTTATGCTCCAAATTATTATGCTGGAACATTTGACGGTCCAAATGGAATTGCATATTTTGACAATAGTGGAAAATTAACCGGTGCAGCAAGCACACAGTCTGGTGTAACTACCACTAACTACATTTTGACCACAAATGCTAGCGGATTGCCGGTTTGGACGACAACCATTGATGGAGGAGAGTACTGATGGCAAAACCAAGCACAAGACAAGGACTTATTGATTATTGTTTAAGGAGACTTGGTGCTCCAGTATTAGAAATTAATGTATCTGATGAGCAAATTGATGATCTGGTTGACGATGCCATTCAATATTTTAATGAGCGTCATTTTGATGGTGTCGAAAAAATGTACTTAAAGTACAAAATAACAGACGATGATATTTCTAGAGGTAGGGCAAGTGGTACTAGTGGAGTTGGGATTGTAACAACAACAGGAACATCAACTATTGTTGGTGCGGCAACTACTTTCAGTTTTTATGAAAATTCCAATTATATACAAGTTCCAGATTCAGTAATTGGTATTGAAAAAATATTTAAGTTCGATACCAGTTCTATTTCTGGCGGAATGTTTAGCATTAAATATCAATTATTCTTAAATGATCTTTATTATTTTAACTCTGTTGAACTTTTACAATATGCCATGGTCAAATCATATCTTGAGGACATTGATTTCTTATTGACAACTGATAAACAAGTAAGATTTAATAAAAGACAAGACAGATTGTATCTGGATATTGATTGGTCATCTCAGGCAGCAGATGATTTTCTAGTTATAGAATGTTATAGAGCACTCGATCCAGCATCATTTACTCAAGTTTATAATGATAGTTTTGTTAAACAGTATCTCACCGCTCTTATAAAAAGACAATGGGGTCAAAATTTAATTAAATTCCAGGGTGTAAAACTTCCTGGAGGAACAGAATTAAATGGAAGACAACTTTATGAAGATGCAATTAGAGATCTTGAAGAAATAAAACAAAGAATGTCTTCTGAGTATGAATTACCACCTATGGACTTAATTGGATAATTATGGCATTAAATCCTTTCTTTCTTCAGGGTTCTAGTAACGAACAATTTCTCATTCAAGATTTAATCAATGAGCAATTGAAAATTTATGGAATTGAAGTATATTATCTTCCAAGAAAAATTTTTAAGACTGATGATATTATTAGAGAAATACAATCATCTAAATTTGATGATTTATTTTTGATTGAAGCATATCTGAATAACTATGATGGATATGCTCCTGGAAGTGATTTGATGACTAAATTTGGTCTGAAATTGCAAAACGAAATTAGTTTAACAATTTCTAGAGAAAGATATGAGGAATTTATTGCTCCATTTTTGGAAGGAATATCTTCAGGTATTAGAGAAGGTCGAATCACAGAATATGACTTTGCAGATTTGATTACAAGACCAAAGGAAGGAGATTTAATCTATTTTCCACTTGGAGAAAGACTCTTTGAAATCAAAAGGGTAGAATCTGAAAAACCATTTTACCAGTTAGGAAAAAATTATGTCTTTGAGTTAAATTGTGAACTTTATGAGTATGAAAATGAACTTATTGATACTGCTATTGAAGAAGTGGATAATACTGTAGAGGATGAAGGATATATTACAACTCTAAGACTTGTTGGAGCAGCAATTACGGCTACTGCAAATGTTACTGGTATATCTACCTCAACACCATCTATTGGTAACATAGTTTTGACAGAAGATGGTTATGGATATACAAGTGTACCAACCGTCACAATTTCCTCACCAACTTCTGGTACTACTGCTACTGCTGTCGCAATAACAACATCTGTAGGTAATGTTCAGTCAGTTAAGGAAATAAGACTGGCGAATGCAGGATCTGGATATACTTCTAAT